GCGTGTCTACCCAATCCTTCAAGTCTTGCATCGGCGGGTGCTCCTCGTTGCCCGTATGCCGATAGTGTAGGTCTAGAAAGCGAGCCTTCCCGCCCTTCTGGCGCCGCCGGATCTGAGCGAAGAGCAGGATGTAGCCCAGCGGGGGCTCGTCCTCGGAGAAGAGGTAGGTCTTGATGGCGGCAGCTCGGTGCTTCGCGAAGAGTCGAATCTTCACATCGCGCCCGCCTTCCGTGACTCTGATCGACTTCTCTAGATCCATTCAGAATTTCCTTTCTGCCATCTTCTCCACTACCTCGTGGCAGCCGATGGACTGCAAGTAGATCGCGGTGGTTTGGAGGCTCTTGTGTCCGAATGCGACTTGGATCTCTCGCACGCTGAACCCCTCTTCGTGCATGTCGCGGGCGCAGGAGTGTCGGAGCCCGTGTGGGTGAGCGCGCGGGATGCCGCAGCCCAAGCCGATCCGGGCGATGATCTTCCGCATCGATGAGGTGCAGAGGCGCGCGCCCGTCTGGGTCCTGATGACGGGTCCCGACCACATGCTTCGGTCGTAAGCGCGTCGAACGAATACAGCGGATCTCGGATCCAAGGCGACGAAGCGAGCCACCCCACCCTTGCCGCTGCGAATGTGGATCCGGAGCCCGCCATCTTCCAATCTCTGTAGGTCCGTGACATCGAGGCCTCGAACCTCAGCTGAACGGAGCCCGCCTCTCCACAAGAGGATGATGAGCGCACGGTCGCGCGAGCTCTTGGCATACTTGAGCATCGCGTCCAGTTCGTTACGTGTCAGAGGCTTCGGAGGTCTTTTCATCTTGGGATTCCGCCCGTCTGGTTGAGGGAGTGGTTGGGCGCGGCCTCGGTCCCCTTGATCCGAAGGCCGCGCCCGTCTCCGCTACTTGCGGAGAAGCCGTAGCTTTTCCAGGAGCTGCGAAACAGAATGCCGGTGACTGTTGCAGAGCGCCGGTCCAAGGTGGTCGTGGTTCGCATCGCCCGCGCCTGTCCCGTTCCCAACCACGGCATCGCCCGCGCAGTAGAAGCAGCGCGGCTTGCGAATGAAGCCGATCTCGTGGTCTAGCATCATCTGAACCCCCTTTGGGCTTCCCGCCCGTCTGATTCCCGCGGGTGGCTTTCGAGGATGCGACGTGCGGGACGATCGCAGCTCGTCTTGACCTGTACTACCTCCGAAACTTGTATCCAGATCCACTCACCAACTTGAGCTCATCGCGTTGCACGATCCCAAGCTGGTTTCGCATCTTCTCCGCACTCCGCTCCGCTCCTGCTGACTTGTAGTAACGGAGGGCCTGACGGTAGGCCTTGGCGATCTCGCAGATTTGTCCTAGCTCGAAATCTTCGTACACTTTCGTCTCCTTTGGGCTCGCGCCCGTCTAGTACTCCCTGACGATCGCAGCCGAGTAGCCTGAGAGGTCATCGGGACCCACCTCGTCGCCCGTCATCCCAATCTCGAACGGTATGCTGTGACCTTCCTCTACGCAGTCGGCCAACTGACGCAGAATCCCAGAAAGTGCTTGCTCAACCTCGAATGACGCTGTGACATCGATCTTGATCGCGAACTTCATTGTTCTCCCTTGGGCTGTGCCCGTCTGGTGGCTTCTTATCGACGCGCCCGTCTGACTTCTTGAACTCGAGCTTGCTCGAGCTCCATCCGGGCGAACTCACGCACGCGCGCGCCAGGATCGCGGAGCCCGTCTGGAACAACTGGACGAGGCCGCACGTAGGGCACAGGGCAATCGTTCCAATCGTCGGAAGGCTTCACGGCTTAACCTCTACCACTACGCCGCGAATCTTATCGCCGTAGCCGTCGCGTTTTCCGATGCGCGCTCGGGCGGCTTCGCGGTCGCCGTATGCGCCGTACCACGAACCGCCCGAGACGATAATCCAACCAATCGGGCCGACGTTCGCGTGTAGGGTCGCGGCGAATCGTTCGGCGTTTCGCTTGCGTCGGGTTGCTTCCGTCATACTTACACCTCGCGCCGGGGCGGGATGCGCCCCTGCCGGTCTTCGATGTCAGGGTCAGGAGTGCAGACGTAGCTTGCGTTCTTGTCCACCTTCCGAGCCATCTCCAAGACCTTCGCCACTGTGGCCAAGTACTTGCTCATGTGTCCCCCTTGGGCTTCGCGCCCGTCTGTTGAACCTTCTGGCGCTATCGCCACCGCCGGAGCGATGACGATAGAACGAGAGGGTCTAGTCCTTGTCGAATGCCTTTGCTCTTGCGGCGAATCGTTTGGATGCCTGCGTGAATCCCATCGGAGTCATGCCATCGAGCGCGGGAACCTGCGGCGTGACCTTGCAGAGACGCTCGCGCTCCTCTTCCGAGACCCACCGCCCGTCGATGAGAACTCCGAGCAGGTACTCGTTGTGGTCGTTGCTCCCGCCCGTCGAGTAGACACGGAAGCAGTCCTCTCCTGCCTCTTCGTCGTGGTAGGCTTCGACGCGGATACCGGAGCTCCATCCTCTGACATGCGCGAACATGCCGGAGTTCTTGGTGCCCATGCGAGTCACCTCGCCTCGATTGCCCTGCGCGTTCATGTAGAAGTGTGCCATTCGTTCGCTCTCCTATTGGGCTTCGCGCCCGTCTGTTGAGTCTTGCTCTACATCTCTAAGGGGAGTCCGGAGACTCCCCCTAGCCATCTAGTGCAAGCTGCACCCGCCCTCGCAGTGCATCTCTCCACCCATGTCCGCCCGCCAATGCGCGCGATGATTGGGCGTGACCCGCAAGACCTTCTGTCCGCTGATGTCGTGCCCTGTGTACTTCGCCGAAGCGCCTGCACACTGCAAGCAGATCAGGCGCCCGTTGTCGGCGATGTAGAGCTCCCCTTCCTTCAGTACAGGCTTGGGGTCGTTGGGGTAGGAAAGTCCCATCTTCATCTAGTGAACCTCCGTATCGAAGCCGGTAGCCGTTCGGATGCGTCGCGCCATCTCATCGTTCGAGAACTCTTCGCGTAGCCTCTGCTCGGAGTCGTGCGCCCGTCTAGCTTCTCCCTGCGCTCGCCACTCCGCGCGCCGAGCAGACTCCGCACGGAACTGCTCAGCGCGATGCGTTGCCAAGATGCGGTACTCCTCTTCTGCCTTGACAGCGCAGGTGCGCTTGACGAGGTAGAGAGAGAAGGTGCGAGCGTTGTCGCGCTCAACCTGTCCGTGGCTGCCGTACCTGCCGACCTTCGGCTTGCGCCACCGCATCCGGAGCGTCCACGCTGAATCACTCTTCGCCATGTGAGCAGTGAAACGATGGACGAGCCATCGCGTCAGGCGATTGTTCGGAATGTTGCTTGCGAGGTGATTGTGGTAGGTCTTCATACGTTCTCCCATTGGGCTTGCGCCCGTCTGCTGTTCTATTTGATGTCTCTCAACTCTGAGCACAACACGCACTGCTCAATGATGCCCTTGGAGCCGTAGCGGGCGAAGTCGTGTCCACACTCCGCGGGGGCGCTGCCTTCGCAGGTATGCTCCGGAGCAGGTGAGATGGGAAGCGTCGCGCCACAGTGCGCGCACACCTCAACCATCCGTGCGAGGTTCGCCTTGACCATCTCGTCCATCGTGGGATGCTGCTCCCACTGCCATTGGTCGAAACCGTCCGTGCGCTCCTCTGCCATCTTGTTGAGCAGGCGAATAGTGGGCATGAGCTTGTTATGCGCCTCGGAGCCCATCTCAACCACTATCTGAATCGTTGCAATCATCGGTTACCCCCTTGGGCTCTCGCCCGTCTGTTGGATGGAGTAGAAGGGTGGCAGGCGCCTCCGCGCCTCGTGGGTGTCTGTGGCTCTCCCGTCATGCCGTGACGACTGCCACCCTGTCTACCTGTAGCCCATCGACACCCCCGCGACAAACTTGAGTCCATCCCTCACGGAATCCCTGATCGGGAGAATTTGGGCTCTAGAGCCATCTCGAGCTCGCTCATGGATTCGTGGCCGAACAAACTTTGCTCTAGAGCTTTCCAGGCTACTTAGAGCCGCTCGTCCAGTGGTTCAGCTCGCTTACGCCGGAACACCCCACGCTCCCACAGAAGCCCCGTCCGCGGACGCTTGCCCAAGGAAGGGAGGAGCTCGACAACGCTGCACCCCATCGCTACCGCCACCCGAACAATGGTAGATAGAGGTAGACGGAACACCGCTTCGGAGTCGTTCACCAGCTTGGAGATGGCGTGGAGATGGACGCCGGAACGGGCGCCAAGCTCCATCCGTGAGATGCCACCCGCACCCAACAGACGAGCCAATGGGCTCAGGTCCGTGCGGCGGGATGCTGAGACGCGAGAAGCTTGGCACTCGCCACTATCTGTAAACCCTTCTCCGTTCGGCATAGGTCTGAACTCATCCCCCGCGTCTCGCTCAAGAAGGTCGCCACAATGGCGTACACCGCAGTAGCGGCAGGCACGTCCCAACCTGCCGCTATCGCTCGGATGTCTGCCCTCTCCCCCTGCGTGAACATGGTACGGACAGGATGGGTGCGGCGTATCTCAGGGGGATAGGCAGGGCGACCACTGCTGACCTTAGGTCCGCCTGTAGGCATGGGCGAAAGACTAGCTTAGGGGAGAGGAGAGGGAGACTAGGCTAGCTTGAGAGGGTGGATGGCAGGTATCTGTAGGGGAGCACGTTGCGCCTCAGCACGTCACGATGCACGGAAAGGCGTGTTTGCGACCACCTGAGAGGGCTCTAGGGCCTCTGAGGAGCTCTAGAGGGGCTAGGGTCCCCCTCGGCAGGGCGTGAGACCCCCCCCTACCCCCCTTTCGTGGGACCCACGCGCCCGGCTTGTAGCGCTAGTTAGGACCCGTCCTCACACGCTCTCACTTTTCAGGGTCCCCACCCGCCTTCATCCCGTCTTCGTAGATTTGATCGATTCTCTTCCCGTCTAGCAGTCGGCAGTACGCGACTGCGGCGTTGATGATCGACTGCTGTGTGACGAGACTGTACTGATTGAGCGTTTTCGCGATCAATTCTACCGCTGCGAGCTCTCCATCGATCTTCGGCAGGCTCATCGTTGCGATCTCCATTCTTTCAGCGACTTCGCGGTGAGGAAGGGCGTTTCAACTGGGGAAATCATGTGGATCTGGTCTCCGCGGTCGAGGACATGGAGCGATCCAGGCTTCATGTTGATGGTGGCGAGACTGAAGGACTCCCACTCGTGGTAGACCGCGATCGGCGGGTTGTTCGTCAGGGAGATGCGGTCGAGTTGAGCCTTTTGGATGGTATTGAAGGTTACGTCAGCGGCTTTTCCAGCGCCGTGCTGCCATGTGAGAGCCGTGGTGGTCTTCTTCGGAGCGAGTGCGAATGCTGCGGGCGCCGCTGCGATGGCGGTGAGGATCTTCAGGAAGTCTCGTCGTTGCATATGTCCTCTCCTCTCAGGATGAGAGCTAGCCTCGGGAGTGTGTCGAAGATGAAGATCGCCGATGCGGCTCGGTCTTCCAGCACCTTGATCCAAGCGTAGTGCTGATTGATCTCGGCGCCGTCGGTCTCTGCGAGGTCCCTGATGAAGTCATCTAGGTGTTCCGGTCGTTTCATGTGTTCCCCGTGGAACGATTCCGAGAGTGCAAGAATCCCAAGCCCTAAGAGGGCGGCGGTTTTCATTTTCCCGCTATGTCTTGTCTGTGAGAGGCCGAGCTCTTGACTGTGGCTGGGGGCGAACCCGATCCTAGTCTTGAGTCCGGTTCATCGGCTTACCGCTTTTCGCGGCCTGAGGGCGACTGGCACGGACCCTCGACGGTGTGGGCTTGGACAACTCTTCGCCCCCCACATGCGTCCCGATGGTCTTGGGCTGCACGGAAGCGAAGAGCATTTCGAGCTCAGCGAGGCCGCGCTTGCTCATGCGGTTCCCTGCTGCGATTGCTTGCTCTCTCGTCATCCTTCACGCCCAAGCGGTCGGTCAATGCGGGTCGCCATCCCCGCTCTCACTGACAAGTCCCCGATGAGCGGGAGTAGCCGCGCCGATCCCCCCTGGGCTCGGTGAAACCACTCCCGCTGTCTCGGATGGAGAACCTCATCTGAGCTGCGATTCTCTCCTGAACCGCCACCCCTTGTCAAGCACTGATTTCTGCGTCTACACTATCGGCCACTGGCAAGAAGTGGGTGGGGTCGGGGTCTCCTTTCACGGTACCCCCCGAGGCAGCTGGCATCCGGCCTCACCCGCTGCCAGCGGAATCGACACCACTGCTCCCGCTTGGCAAGAGACCCCCCATCTCCCGCATGAGGTGGGGGGTTTTCTCCCCTCCCTTCCCATCCTCAGCCAATTCTGTTCATTTCGTCTTGCTCGCGCCTCGTGTCTACCTGTAGACTCGCGGGATGGATCCCAAAACCCCTTTGCGCGAGCTCGTCGCCCCGATGGTCGAGGCCAAGAAGAAGAGGGACGCCGACGCCTTGCGGAAGAAGCGGATAGAGACCGCCTCGCTGTGGGTCGGCGTGACGCTCTTCGCCTCGTATCTGCTGTGGATTGGGGTCCTCTTCACGCTCGCAGCGCTCGCGGTCCGCTGGCTGTGGATTCACATCTGATGGGAATGATGACCAGCGGCGCCGACCCCATCATCGAACGACTTGAGCGCGAACTCGAGAGCATGAAAGAGCGCTGCGACAGGCTGTGGCACGCGCGCGAGAAGCTAGAGGCGCGGATTGAGAAGCTAACGAAGCACATCGGAGACAACGCCAACGCCTACAGCAGGCGGCTGGGCGAGGATACTCAGCCAATGATGCAGGTGGCGAGGCTAGAGGCGCGGATCGAGAAGGCGATTAAGGAGTGGGTCCGACCACTTGAGTCGTATTCGAGAGAAACGGAAGACACGATCTATATGAGAAAGGCTGTGAACATGGCGCGCATCCTGCGTGGGGAGGAGTGATGGAGCGGCGCAATCCTGTCTGGTTCAGGCGAGAGACAGACAAGTTCGAGGCCGTGCGGATTGAGCTTCAGCAGCAGAAGATCGAGGAGCTAGAGGCGCGGATTGAGAAGATTCTAGCGCGTCACGTTCAAAGTCGAGTGGAAGGAGCAAGGTATCGACAGTGTGAAGGGTGCGATGATGCCATCTGGCCCTGCAAAGAGATTCGCATCCTGCGGGGGGAGGGGGAGTGACGGAGCGCCGAGACTACATCCGTCGCACGTTCGCACGTCGCGAATCCGACCCGAGAATCGACTCGTTCTCAATCCCGAAAGACGAGTGGGAAAAGGTCATCGACGCCTGCGCTCGTGCGGTGCTCTACCACGTGGAGCTGCTAGAGGAGAAGGACAAGACGATTGACGGCTTGCAAGAATGGACCAAACAGAATGGAGGTGAGGCATGGCTGCACTCACAAAACACGGAGTAGTGTGGCTCTACCTCCCATTTTCGGACTATCGCTCTGCTCCGGAATCGGTGGCATCGATCTTGGACTTTCTCTCGCACTGGGAAGCCGGTACCGAACTGTCTGTCATGTTGAGTGGGACGCATTCGCGGCGTCCTGCCTCGTGGCACGGATGGAAGAGGAAGCCTTGGGTGCTGCACCTATCTGGGATGATCTTGAGTCCTTCGACGGCGAACCGTGGCGTGGCACGGTGGATCTCATCTCTGCGGGCTTCCCGTGCCAAGACATCAGCTTGGCTGGAAAGGGAGAAGGTCTTCGTCGGGGGAACCGATCCGGACTCTGGTACGAAGTGGCGCGAGTGGTTCGCGAGGTGGAACCCGCAGTCGTTTTCCTGGAAAACGTGCCAGCTCTCACTCTTCGCGGGCTCGATCGAGTCCTCGGTGATTTGGCCGAGATCGGGTTCGATGCGGAATGGGACCTGCTATCTGCATCCGGAGTTGGAGCGCCCCACAAGCGGGAACGGTTCTTCCTCCTGGGGCACTCCAACCAGCCGCGACTGGAAGGACATGACCTGCGACGAGTCGATGCTGCCAAAGAAGCGCCTCGGGATGGAGGCGGTCCGGTGGAAGACGCCGATTGCAACCGACGCCGCGAAGGCTCCGACGGAATCTCTAGCGAGACAGGTCCGGTGGCCGACCCCGACGGGGAAGGATTCGGTGGCGAGCGGGGCCGCGGGGTACGAGACCGCGAATCGTCACGCGGGCACGACGCTGACGGATGCCGCGGTGCGGAAGACTACGAGCTCTGGCCCCCTGCCCCCACTGACACAGACGGATGGCGAGCGCGAATCTCATCCGGTGGTGCTGAACCCGCGATTCGTAGAGGATCTGATGGGACTCCCTATCGGGTGGACCGACTTCGGTGTCTCGGGAACTGCGTTGTTCCGGTCGTGGCGGCGAGGGCATTCCGCTCTCTTGCGCTGCGTTACGGATGGAGAGTGAAAGGGGGTACCGAAGATGGCTGATGCAGCTTCTAAGAAACTGGTTTCGATCGGATACGGGCACTGTTGCGACTGTCCCAATGAGTTCGTGCTCTATTCTGCTCGGATCATCCACTACATTCGTTGCTCAGAGTGTGCGACGAAGATTCTGAGAAAGACTGACATCAAGGTCTGGGGAGGGCCGAAGCGTGCCGATCGTGAACATCAAGAGCATCGTTCTCTACAACGGGCGGGCGATACAGCCGCAAACGCTTGAGAAGATCCTCAAGGCGAGGGATGGGGAGATGATCCCCGTAGACCCGCAGGAGATGAACGCCTTCTTGCAGCTGACCCTCTTCATGGGAGACGTGAAGAAGCTCTACGATAAGAAAACAGCGACTCAGACGGGGAAGCCCGACGGGGCCGTGGAGGGTGGCAAGTGAGCCCGAAGATCAGATTCGATCTCTATCTCGTACGCGACACCTACTCGCGCGAGATGGGGACCTTCGGGACGCTCTCGGTCTTCCGAAAGGATCCAGATGACATAGAGGCTCGCAAGATGTTCGAGTGCGAGACCGTCGAGAAGCCTTGGGCTGGGAACCTGCCCTACATCTCGTGTATCCCGGAAGGTCTCTACCCTGTCTCTCGCAGGATGTTCTACCGGAAGAACTATATGGCCTACGAGATCGAGGATGTTCCCAGCCGAACTGTCATCCTGCTTCACATCGCGAATCGCGCTAGGGATGTAATGGGCTGCGTTGGGGTTGGGGCAGAGCGAGGCTACATCAAGGGCGAATGGGCTGTTTCGCATAGCGGGGATACCTTTCACGCGCTGGATGCGTTGCTCGGGCAAGTCCCTGAGCCAGAGACCGAGATGTGGATTACGATCTCCAGTGTCTTCAAGGAGATTTCCGAATGGGGCACAAGAGCGGTCTGAAGCACACCGAGGCCAAGGGCAAGGGTGTCCCCATGACCCGCAACGAGCTGGAGAGTGAGCTCGACGCGGGCCACGAGGTAGACATCAAGGAGATTGCCCGCAAGCACGACAAGGCGGCAATCTCAGTGCTCGCGCGCGCAGTCAAGCGCCGCGGCAAGGACAAGGCTCCGTGGGCGGTCGCGACGGGCGCTGCCAAGACCCTGATCGAGATTGGACACGGCAAGTCTGAGACCCGAGAGCCCGAGGACAAGACGGGCGGTCTCACCATCGTCATCAACGAGCTCACCATCGGCGGTCAGAGCGAGACGAGGATCACTGCCGCGCAGATCGCGCGGGATCTGGCAGAGACGATCGACGTTACGCCGGAGGGAGAATGAGGAAATGGTGGAGGCGCCACAAGGACGCGATCGACTTCTGGTGGATGACGGCACTCATCGTTCTGCTGCTCTTGGATCTCACGGAGGGCTGTTGGCGATGAAGTTCGACCTACGCATCATCTCGCTAGGCGCAGGGATCACCCAGAGCTATTTGAAGAGGCGTGTCGTTGGGACGAACTGATCCGCTCATCGGGGACCGGCACGCTACGCGGCATGGACAATCCGCAGTACGTCTGGAAGGCGCTCAAGCCGCTGCGCGAGCTTCCGTCACTTGAAGAGTTGGAGGGGGACAAGGCGAACCAACTCGATCTCTTCAATAACGAGTGCGAGGGGATGTGCGGAGTATGATCGACATCAAGAACGAGCCTGAGATCCGTCATGCGTTTGCTCACATTTGCTACGCAATCCGCGCACTTGCGGACAACTGCCCCCTTGTCGCGCAAATGGAGGTAGACTCCATCGAAGAGCTCGTGTTCTGGGCTGATGACTCTAACGAGGCTTTGGAAAAGGATCTGGCTGCACGAGAGGTGAGAGACAGTGCCGAAGAAGAAGAACTGCAAGGGCAAGAAGAAGAACTGCAAGGGCAAGAAGAACTGCAAGGGCAAGAAGAACTGCAAGGGGAAGAAGCGCAACTGCAAGGGGAAGAAGTAGATGGCTGACTACATGGTTCGGCCTTCAAGGCGTCACACGGGAATGGGGAAGGCGATGGACTCCCCTTCCGTCGGGAAGGAAGAGACCCTCCATCCGAAGCCGGATCGGCAGGCAGAGCAGAACCGATCCACTCCGGTCAACCCAGACAAGGAAGGCTACGGGAAGGGCTCAAGCGTCAGGGGCATGTTCTCGCGGCCTGTGAGGATGAAGAAATGAGAGGCACGCACCGCTACAGCATTACCCCCGTCGAGCACGATGAGTCTTCAACGGGAGGGCGCGACAAGCCTTTCGAGAAGACGATGGACAAGCCTCCGAAGCAGTACACCGCGAACGAGTCGGTCCCGCGAGACAACTTCCACTCCGAGGCGCCTCCGGGCGAGCAGGAGAATTCGGGAGACTTCTCCAAGCGTTTCGCGTAGGATCTCCGCGTCTGGGGGCGGGCTGCCCCCCTGAGCTGGACCCGATGCTCGTTGCAGATCGAACTTCCCTACAAGTGGGACCCACGGTCCTACCAGCAGAACCTCTGGGCTGCGCTGGAGGGCGGCTGTAAGCGAGCCGTCTGCGTCTGGCACCGTCGCGCGGGCAAGGATCTCACCGCGCTCAACTTCTGCGCCCCCCAAGCCTTCCGCCGCACGGGCCTCTACTGGCACCTCTTCCCGACCTACTCCCAGGGCCGCAAGGTGATCTGGGAGGGCATGGACAAGGGCGGTCGCCCTTTCCTCGACGCCTTCCCTGAGCCGACTTGGTACCGCAAACGCGACGATGACATGACCCTGTGGCTCCACGGGGGGTCGAAGTTTCAGGTCGTTGGCACCGATCACATCGACCGCCTGATGGGTGCCAACCCTGTTGGCGTGATCGTGTCCGAGTACGCGCTCCAGAACCCTGCTGCTTGGGAACTCATCTCGCCCATGCTCGCCGAGAATGGCGGTTGGGCGATCTTTGTCTATACGCCTCGTGGCAGAAACCACGGCTATGACATCTTCAAGTACGCGACGGAGCATCCCGACACTTGGTTCGCCGAGAAGCTGACCGTGGACGATACCGGCGCGATCTCTGCGGAAGCGCTTGCGGAAGAGAAAGAGCGAATGCCCAGGGAGATATTCGAGCAGGAGTATTTCTGCTCGTTCGAGGCGGCTCTCGTGGGCGCCTACTACGCCGAACAGCTCCGGTGGATGGTGGAGCAGGAGCCGTCACGGATCAGCGATCTGGTGAACTGGATCCCGGACAAGGAAGTGATTACGGGCTGGGATCTTGGACATTACGATTCGACGGCAATCTGGTTCGCTCAGATCGTGGCGCGCGAGATTCGGCTGATTGACTATTACGAGGCTGCTGGCGAGCCGATCGATCATTACGTCAAAATGATGCGTGAAAAGCCCTACGCCTACGGGGACGCCTACCTGCCTCACGATGCTCTCGCGACAAGCCTTGAGTCGGGCCGCACGGTTCTGGAACAGATGCGGTCTCTGGGAGTACGCACGATTGTCAATCCGAAGGTGGCAATATCGGATCAACATGCCACGGTGCGGTTGATGCTCAGGCAAATGTGGATTCACGAGACGAAGTGCAAGCGAGGGGTGCAGGCGCTCCGAGAGTACACGAAGCAAGCGATTGAAGGGGAGCGCGGTCCTGGCGGCGAGACGATCTTCCGAGACAAGCCGCTTCACAACTGGGCGTCTCATGGCGCCTCGGCGCTGGCGACTCTGTGCTTCGGCTTCCGTCCAGAGCGCGTCGGAGAGTTCAAACAGCCCGATGCGAGCTACGTAGTTTAAGAATGGTCTAGAGGTCCGGAATGGCTCAGGTTTCAGTTGGGATGATATACCGACAACTCCTCGATCTGGAGAAGCACACGAAGGGTAGAGAAAAGGAAACAGACACGAAGATTGCGGAGTTGGAGCGGAATGTGGATCTTCTGGTGGAGGGGCAGGGGGCACTCGCCAATCGAACTCCACCAAAAGTCCCCCCGTTTCCGAAGGCGCTGGAGCGGCTTGGGCTGAAGCCGCCGACGGGCCGTTAGGGCACCATGCCTCAAGTTGCGCCGCCCTTCGTATCTTCGCCGCTTGACGAAGACCCGCCGATCCCGAATGCAGAACACTTTGGGGTTGCTGGGATTCCGGGCCGCAAGCTCACCCACAATGAGATCAAGGGCATCATTCAGCGCGAGATCGAGGACTCGCTAGGCGGTCTCGGCTCTCAAGTCTCCGAACAGCAGCGCACGGCGATCCGGTACTACTGGGGTCGGCCGATGGGCAACGAGATCAAGGACCGATCTCAGGTTGTCTCGAAAGACGTGTTCGAGGTCATCGAGTGGACGATGCCTTCGCTCATGCGAATGTTCACGGGCGGCACTCACATCGTTCGCTTCAAGGCCAAGAACGCTGAAGGCCAGAGGGATGCCGACCACGCCACGTCCTACATCAACGACCTTTTCGAGAACAAGCTAGAAGGGTTCGACATCCTCTACGACTTCTTCAAGTCGGGTCTTCTTGAGAAGAACGGCTTCATGAAGGTCTACTACGAGGAGAAGCGATACCCCGAGGTCGTGAGCTACACGGGCCTGGATGAAGAAGAGCTCATGTCGGTCATGGAGGGAGATGATGAGGAAGAGGTAGAGCCGCTCTCCTCTGAGGAGCGCGAAGCGGTTATCGATGGAGTCCCGCTGAAGCTCTACGATGTGACCGTTCGGATCTGGCGGGTGAAGAAGGGCGTCAAGATCGACGGGATCCCCTCGGAAGAGTTTATGATCGCGCGCCGAACGATCAAGCTGGACGATGAGTCACCCTTCACCGCGCAGCGCAAGAAGGTCACGGTCAGCGATCTAGTGGCGATGGGATACCCCTTCCCCGTGGTATCGATCCTGCCCTCCGATGACACCCCCGAGTACAGCCAAGGGAGAACGGAGCGTCTCTCTGAGGATGAGACCTATCCCGTCACGACCGCCGAGCGGACGGATGCCGCCTCGCGGCAGCTCTGGATCACGGACTGCTACGTGCGTCTGGATGAAGATGGGGATGGGTACTCCGAGCTCCGCAAGATTCTCGTGGTGGGAGAACACGTCACTACGATCCTAGACGATGAAGAGATCACCATGAATCCCTTCATCTCGGCCACTCCCTTCCCCATGCCCCACAAGTTCTACGGTCAGGGCTTGGCGGATCTGGTCATGGACTTGCAGCAGATCCGCTCCACGATCCTGCGTCAGATCCTCGATCACATCTACTTGAGCGTGAACCCGCGCCTCGCAGTCGTTGAGGGACAGGTCGAGTTCGATGATCTGCTCACAGTTCGCCCCGGAGGTCTGGTCCGACAACGGCAGCCCGGACAGATCGAGCCGCTCCAGTTGCCGCCGCTCCCGCGCGAGGCGTTTGAAATCTACCAAGCGCTCGAGGAGACTCGAGCGAATCGCACGGGCATCATGGCTCACGGGCGCGAGCTCGACGCCTCGGCGATCAACTCGACGGCTACAGGGTTGGCGCAGCTGATGGCTGAGAAGCAGCAGAAGATCGAACTGATCGCTCGGATCTACGCTCAGGCGCTCAAGAAGATGTTCAAGAAGATTCTGCGCCTCGTGGTCGAGAACGATACGAAGGTTGAGCAGATCAAGGTCAACGGTGAATGGATCCACATTGACCCGTCGAGCTGGGATGTGGACATGGATCTGGAGATCGAGGTGGGTCTCGGGGCCGGTCAGGCAATCGAGCGGATCTCGAATCTAGAGAAGGTTATGACGGTTCAGGCTCAGCACGTAGCGAACGGTGGGATGAACTACACCGTCACACCGCAGAACCTCCACAACTCCGCAGTCAAGCTGACCGAAGCCTGCGGGTTCAGGAATGAAGAGCTCTTCTTCACGAACCCAGAGGGGAAGGAACCGCCCGAAGAGGGTCCCTCTCCCGAGGAGTTGAAGCTTCAGCTGGAGTCGATGAAGGCAGAGGGTGAGCAGCAACAGAAGATGGCTGAGTTCCAACTGGCGACGGTGAAGGAAAAGCACATCTCGGAGTTCCGATACGCAGAGCTCGAAATGAAGGAACGGGTGGAGACGATGCGGATCGAGATGGAGGAGAGGGTTCGTCTCGGACAGCAAGAGGCCACGATCGAGGCGGCAGAGATCAACGCCGACGGCAGAGAGTCGGGCGAAGAGGAGAGCGCAAGTGAGTAAGAAGTTCGCGCAGGAGATCATGGACAAGTGCATGAAGGGCGATGCTCAGCACCGTATCAGCGAGGTGATTCAGATGTGCCTCGCCGAAGGTGCGGTGACAGCGGCGGCTGCGGCGGCTGCATCCACGGCTGCGCCGATCCCGCCGCCCGAAGAGGTCAAGCCCCCGAAGAAGTCGAAGAAGTCCGAAGGGGCGTCGAGTGGCATCTTCTGAGGAAGAGTCGGCACAGCGGAAGCTTGAGCTAGAGGTTCGTCGCAGCGCGGAGGCGAAGGGCCTGATGGAGAATCCTCTTCTCGTAGAGGCGCTTACGAACCTTCGCGATGTCTACACGAACCATCTGATCCACTCTCCGGTGGACAAGCCGCAGGTTCGAGAGGTCGCGCGTTATCGCTTGGAGGCGATCACTCTCTTTGAACAGGAGTTGCGTCACATCCTGGAAACGGGCAAGATGGCGGCGCAGTCGCTTGCGGAAGAAGCCGAGCAGCGTCGCGTGTACGAAGAAGATGTGAAACAGGGGTACGGGTAGGAGTTCACAGTACGTTGGCTGAGTCTGTCCTTGGTCATGTAGATCAGGACGTGGCAGCTCGATTTCAGTTGATACTGGACGAAGAGGCTGTCGGAACTCAACCGCCCGACCAAAAGGAAGATCAGTCAACCTCCGAGGGGACTGATGCCGAAGAAGCAAGCGAGACACAAGAAGGCTCGGAAGAAGAAGCGAGCGAAGAAACTCCCGCCGCAGAAGAAACGAGCGAAGAGACAGTCGCCGCGGCCCCCGCCGATGAAGAGACCGAAGCCGAGTACATCGACTCTTGGGACGATCTGGCGGCGAGTCTTGAGTTTGATCCGCAGGAACTCCTAGACCATCTACAGATTCCAGGACGGGCTGAGGGAGAGACCATCTCTCTCTCCGAGGCTGTCAATCAGTACCGCAGTGGCCCCGACCTTGATGCCGCCGCGCGCGCGGAAGTGGACAGCGTTACCGCTGGACTCCGCGAAGACTCCAAAAAGCGCTTCTCTGAACTAGAGACCCTGACTGCTCGCATGATCGGGAAGATTGAGCGTCACCGTGCGCCTGCGGGTGGATGGGATGCTCTTCGCGACTCCGACCCGAGTGAGTATATCCGTCTGACTGAAGCACAGAACGCCGACCGCGCTGATGCCGAGGCTGCAATCGCAAGCCTTCAGGCTGAAGCGCAGCGACACGAGAGCGAAGACAAGAAGCTTCAGGAGCGGATCGAGCAGGAACAGACCGCCCTTACCTACAAGCTACGCCCCGACTGGCGCGATGCGAAGGTTGGACGCGCGGCGTTTGAAGAGATCCAGGGATACCTGAAGACTTCCGGCTTCTCTCCGGAACAGGTGGACTCCCTGATCGATGCAAGATCCATCATTACCGTCTGGAAGGCTGCCCAGTACGATAAGTCGCAGGCCAAGAAGCCTCGACTATTGAAGCGTCTGCGTAAGCTTCCGGCGAAACACGTCAAAGCCTCTGCGCGCGACGAGACTGCGCCAGTTGCGGCGCAACAGAAAGAGCACGATGCGGCCCTCGACAAGTTCCGGAAATCCGGACAGATCAAGGACGCAGTGTCGCTCTTCGGGGAGCACATCACGTAATGGCCTCAGCATTCCTAGCAACGCAGGACACCTACGAGCCGACCATCGGTATGCGCGAGTCGCTGTCGGAGCTCATCTACAACATTACTCCGACGGAGACACCCTTCCTGATGATGGCGGGTCGTGGTACCGCGTCTCGAGAACTCGAAGAGTGGCAACTCGATTCCCTCGACGCAGCGGCACACAGCCCGACATTCGAGTCGTTCGCTCCTGCCGCGGCAGATGCGGAAACGCTGGAGCCCACGATTCGGATGCTGTCTCCGACACAGATCAACCAGAAGACGATCTCCGTGTCGGGAACCGTCGAGATCGTGAACAAGGCGGGTCGAAGCTCGGAACTCTCCTATCAGCTCGCGAAGCGGGCCAAGGAGATCAAGCGAGACATCGAGACATCGATCGTCGGTGGGAACCACGCCAGCGTGAGAGCTGGCAGCGTCTCTGTCGCTCGCGTGTCTCCGTCGCTGCCGTCCACCTTCCACGAGAACATCTTCCAGTCCGGTCCTGGCGATGACAACGGGAACATCAACATCCCGGCGGGTGCCACGATCGGTGGATGGGACGATGTGACAGGCCTCTTCGATCTCTACACCGTGGATTCCACCAAGCGACCGCTGCTCGAATCTATGCTGCAAGGCGTGATCTCGGGCGTGTGGCTGAACGGAGGAGATCCTTCGACCGTCATGGTCGGGGCCTTCAATAAGACCACCATTTCGTCCTTCACGGGCAACAGCACGCGCTTCGACCGCGGCGAGGACAAGCGACTCGTATCTGCGGTGGACGTGTACGTGTCGGACTTCGGCGAGCACCGGATCATCCCGAATCGTTTCCAAGTTGCGAACCACGCCTACGTGCTGACGCCGGAGCTTCACGAGGTCGCGTACCTGCGGCCCTTCCGGCAGCACGCACTCGCGAAGATCGGCGATTCGGAGGATCGAACGCTGCTCGCCGAGTGGACGTACAAGCCGCTGAACAACTACGGCAACGGCTTCATCGCCGATCTCACGGTCGCCTAGTAGCGATCTGATGGGTCTCGCGGGAGGGGCTTCGGTCCCTCCCGCATAGAGGAACAGTGAAGCGAGGGCACTCGCGGAACGCTGGAGGAAATCATGCGAACTCTGAATGACATCGCCTGCTCGGACATACTGGTTTTCGCTGCGCTGCAAACGGCAGACAACTCTGGAGGGATCCAGTTGGCTCCCGACGATGGGCTGCTTCGCGAGCTCATCATCAACACGAACTCCGGAACCATGACGGTCGCGAATACGTTCGACGTGACGATCAACGAAGGGACTGAGATAACGGCGGTCTTCACGATCCCCGTTGTGGCTCAGAACGTCCCTGCGAGAGCCATCGCCGAGAAGGTGGTTCGTGTGAACATCGGCGACCGGATCGAGGTCAACTCCAACGGTGATACGGCTGGCACGGTCCCTGCGATCGGTCTTCTCATCATTCGCCGATAGGAGGTTTCGTATGAGTCTCGGAGCCATGTCGATCGGCGGCGATTCCGTCGAGGACACAACGCATCTGACGGTGACTCAGGAAGTTGCGCTCCCGACAACGGACGGCAGGACGGCCCTGTTCGCCTACGTCTCGTTCGAGTCAGATGCGATAACAGACGGCGTTGTCGTTCGTCCTGGAGTTACCGGCGGGACGGTTTCTCACGCAACGGCTCTCTGGATCGGAGCTGGGACTGGCGTGGTTCTGAATGTCGGCGGGAATACCCACATGCTGCACATGGGGACAGGCACGGTCGGCCAGCTACACGTTACGCCGCTGGCGAATCAGTAGGGCAGATGTCGGTCGTTCGCGGAAACGCAGGATACGGTCGCAAGCCGAAGCGTGGCGTACTGCGCGAGATGGCTCGCGGTGGCGAAATGGTGGATGTCCACTACTTCGATCCGAACGACGGAACAGCCACCATCGAGACCACGCAGTATATCGAGCCGATCCTCAAGGCCAATCAAGCGGACTACAACAGCGACTCCACTCCGAACAAGGATTTCCGTCTCGTTGCGAGTATTCCGATGGTTGAAATCATGCGTCTCCATCAGCAAGGGATCAACGTCTTCCAAACGGAGGGTGCGAAGAAGCTCACCCAGATGCTCGACTCTGGGGAGTATCAACTCTGGAGGACTCGCTCTGGGCATATTGGCAAGAAGCCGCATCGCGAGTACCCCACGCTGAAGGGCAGGTAGATTGGCGTTCACGGACTACGACGATCTCTGCAAGACGATTGGCGACTGGCTCGCTCGAGACGATCTGTCGGAACAGATCAAGGACTTCGTATGGCTCGCCGAGGTCGATCTCCAGCGAAGCATCAAGTTCCGGATGCGCGACGCCATCGCGTCCGGAGAGACCACGCCAACCGATGAGTACATTCAGCTGCCCGATGACTACGCAGAGGGCGGATTCCTACGCTGGACGAACGATGACACGCTGCCTTCGATCGAGGTCGCATCCTACGATGTGATCGATGGGATCCAGAAGACTCCCTCAAGAGATCAGACGCGAGGTCAGCCGCGGGTTGCGTTCCTGCACGGGGAACGGCTCTACATTGGACGTATCCCAGGAGCGATCGAGTACGACCTGTTCTACAAGGCTGGCGTTCAGCATCTCTCCTCCAAGGTCAGGACGAACCTTGTCTTGAGGCAGTACCCCGATTGCCTCTTGTACGGAGCTCTGGCGACATCAGCTCCCTATCTCGGGGCTGATGAGAGGATTCAAACGTGGATGGCGTTCTACGAAAACGCCAAGGAAGAGACTCGTATGCAGGAGTGGCGCGCACGGTCGGGCCACGGAACTTTGAGAATGCGGCCCGAAGTGGCAGTCAGGTGATTGATGGAAGAGTCAGCGAGGATCATGTTCGGGGAGTACAAGCCTGACCTGTCTCTTCTGGTCAATGACGGTCTCTCCGTAGCCAAGAACACTCTGCCGATTCACGGCGGCTACGACGGAGTGTTCGCCCTTGCGGACATCTCTGGGTTCGGCGTACTCGCCGAGAGGCCCCGTGGAGCCATCGCAGGGATCGATCCTGCCGGGAACCCGTACAACTTCGCGGGGACCGAGACGATCCTCTACAAGCTTGAAGATGCGACCGCAGATGTCACGCGCTCAGGCGGGGCCTACAACTGCTCGGAGCAGTGCTTCTGGGAGTTCGCCATCTTCGGATCTGCGGGCCGCTACCACGTCATCGCCTGCAACCCGAACGATGACTCGCAGTATTTCACGATCGGTCAGTCGAGCCTCTTCAAACGCCTCGGCAATCCCGATCTCACCAACACAGTTGCTCCTCGCGCGAAGCACATCGGAATCATCGGGACATTCGTTGTTCTGGGCAATACGTTCGACTCCCTGAACGGACAGGACGAGACCGCTCTTCACTGGTCTGCCGTGAACGATCCCTTCAACTGGCCCGACCCAGGGACGGAAGTTGCGACGGCTGTTCAGTCTGGCAGGCAGCCTCTAGCCGGTGACGGGGGCGCGATCCAGAGGGTCGTATCTGGATCCGAGGTAGGGGCTGTCTTCCAAGAGCGGTCGATCTGGAGGATGGATTACGTCGGCGGGGATGTGGTCTTCAGCTTGAACCGTGTTGAGCCGAACCGCGGACTCCTCATCCCCTCGATTGCAGTCCCCTTCGGTCGCCAAGTCTTCTACCTCTCAGAAGATGGCTTCTATCTATTCAACTACACAGAGAGTGTGGCAATCGGACGCGATGTCATTGACGCCACGTTCCTCTCAGACATCGATACAAGCTTCTTCGATCGCGTCTCTACGGTCCACGATCCCGACACGCAGCGTATCTGGATTCTTTATCCGGGATCGGGGAACACGGACGGGACTCCGAACAAGTACCTCGTCTACGACTGGGGAGAGCAGCGTTTCTCTCATGGGGAGTTCGATGCAGAGTGGCTCACGCTAGCGGTCAATGCGGGCTTGACGATCGACTCTCCGCATACGACTGCTGATCCCGATACGGACGGAGTGGACGGAGCCGGGCTCCCGAGCTTCGATCAACGCATCGCGAACCCTGGGTCACTGAAACTAGGCGCGTACTCAACCACGTTCCAGCTTCAGGACTTCAGTGGTGCGGGGCTGGCAGCGACTCTGGAAACGGGTAGACGCGAGCTCGTGCCCGGCTCCAGAGCGCTCGCCACGCGCGCGCGCGTACTCGTGGATGCTGTCGATCCGACCGTTCAGGTTGCGGGCCTCCGCAGGACGAACGACGCGAACAGATTCACAAGCGCCACGAAGATCGATGAGGATGGCGATGCGCCGCTCCGGAAGGACGGTCGCTATCACGTCTTCCGCGTCAACTTGCCGAGTGGATTCGCGAGCGCGTTGGGGATGGATGTCTACTATCAGAAGAGCGGAAGACGATGAGTCACACTCCCGAACACAAGAACGAGGTTCCGCCGCGCTTCTGGGCTGGCAGACCTGACGAGCACATTCGGAAGGTCACGGATTCGGTGCGTGGGATCTTGGAAGGAAAGACGAACAACCACTTCACGATCACGATAGAGGCAGGGGAGACATCTCAGGACATCAGCTACTCGACTGCGGTGCCTGGAGTCAAGGTGCTCCTCTTCCCGCAGAATGCCGCAGCCGCCACGTTCCAGAGAACTACCGATCTCTTCGCAGTAGGAGATTACGGAAAGGTAACGATCAACCATGACAGCAGTGCAGCCGGAACAGAAGTCTTCTCGCTCGTCATCGTTGGATAGGTGCGTCCTCTGTTGTATACCGAGCGAGGGAGTATCCGACGTGTGGCACATCGCGAAGCCGTATCTCGCGAAGGCGGCAGCACGGACGAAGAAGCTCGACGTGGATCAGGTGGCCGATCTCTGTCGCGCTGGGGACATGACGCTATGGCTGATCTACTTCCCAGAGGAGTTTGGACCCGATGGAAGGGAGGGGGACTTCTACGGGGCCGTGGTGACGGACATTCAGGACTACAAGAACGGATGGAGAGCTGCGCGAGTGCTTGGTCTCGGAGGGAAGCAGATGAAGCGCTGGATTCATCTCATCAAGGAAATCGAGCAGTGGGCCTCCCAATGGGGCTGCGACGCGATCGAGATCGTTGGGCGAAAGGGTTGGGGTCGAATGTATCCCGACTACGAGCCGATTGAGTACGTCTACGCGAAGGAACTGAAGCATGGGTAGCGGCGGAACGAGTTCGTCCTCATCGAAGCCTTGGAAGGGTCAGGCGAAGTACCTGAAGCAGATGTACGGGCGAGCGGGCGAGCTCTACGATCAGGGACCCTACGAGTACGGTCCTGGGCGGGTGGCGGGCTTCGATCCTTCCTCGCAACAGGCGTTCGGGATGGCTGAGCAGCGAGCTCAGGGCACCTCGCTAGGACGAGCTGGAAGAGAGCAGCTTGAGTCCACGATCCAAGGCGACTACCTCGACGTAGAAAAACAGCCGTGGCTTCAGGACTACGCGCGCGGGGTACAGCGGAACTACTACGGAGCGGTGAATCAGCTCGGTAGTCGAATGGAGGCCGCAGGCCGGTCGGGATCTGGAGCTCAGGGCCGCGGGGCCGCGGTGGCTGAGGAGAACCTGTCGCGTGGGCTCTCGACGCTCTACGGCGGCGCCTACGAAAGCGAGCGCGGAAGGCAGATGCAGGCAACCGGAATGATGGGAGATGTCCAGAGGCAGGACTACCAGAACATCTCGGCTCTGCGGAATGTCGGTATGCAGCGAGAGCAGCAGAGGCAGCGTGAGATTGACGATATGGTTCAGCGCTTCCAGTTCACGCAACAGGCCAATGCTCAGAAGCTCGCCGAGTTCGGACAGATGATCGGTGCGCCGGTAATGGAATCGAAGTCGAAGTCCTTCCAGATGAGTCTTGTAGGCGGATAGAACATGATCGTTGTTTGGTGGATGGCGGCTGCAAAGCTGCTGGCAGCGAAGAAGGGGATGTCTTCAGGTGGAGCGCTTGGCGCTCTTGCTGGCGCGAAGGGCGGCGGCGAGGGCGGCGGCGCGATAGGTAGTGCCGATACAAGTGAGATGGCT